CCGTAAATTAATCCTTTTAAGAAGGATCTATTGACGCAATATAGACACATCAATATTTGAAATTTTGCTGCACACCTCGAAGAGTGCTGTATTTGACCCGCGAAAGTCAAATCTGGAAGAGGCCCGCTGCGCTGCGAGTTCCCTCAACTGTTTTCGTACGCCTAAGCGTCGCGCTCGCCAAGAATTCCGCAATCAGTACAATTGCGCGGATTCTTGAGATTGGGCTATCTCACTTCTTACCGTAGAGTAATTAGTAGTTAGCCATGTTTTTGGTAGTCCTTGGTCGATTAGGTTGCTTTGCAAATTCTTCAGCGTCTCCTCGCTGACGTGACACGCAAAGCGTTGTGTCACCATACACCTTTGTTGTAAGTCCATATCATCTCCGATCATGGCCTTAGGTGCATACTTCAACTCCTTCACAATATCCGACATAGGCAACGGTCCATAACACACTCCATCTTCCCAACGAAAACCACGCTTCAAAAACGTAGCCTCCGAAGGATCAATCGTCTCTGTCATCACTCCCGTTTTCAAGGCATCTGTGACTACAAATCCAAACCCAAGCAGTAACTCTTGAATGCTCTCCATGTTGTACCACCGCAAGGCATGCGGCTTCACTGAAGCGATAAAATCATCTCCATAAGTGAACAACACTACACTCCTGTCATACTCGCAAAAGTCCGGACGCAGTCCCATGCGACTCATTCCCAACCACCAACACAGGTACTGAACATAAATGTTACCAACCGAGTTGAACACATCCGTAAAAGCATTTCCGGATTTGTTCCCCTGGTTGGACACGTACACCTCGTCCCTGTGCAGATGGTAAGCATGGCGGAGGGAATCAACCAGGGCATGACGCGCGTTGCGCATCTCGGTAGCCCCTTCGATCTCCGTACCATAATACGAATCAGTCACATCTAAGAAAAATTGAAAACCAGCTTGGAAAAATGAACCATCCCAATTCGAATAATCACACGCCAACCAGTGCATTGAATTACTAGCTAAAGCTTTGTAAATCTCTGCCCACTGTACCTCAGCATCTATCCCGATCGCATGGTGCAAAGTCGGTCCCGGACGTGATTTCATGTAATTAAGAAAATCACCGAAATACTTCCGATACAACAGCACCAACTCCAACCCAGGTTGCTCAAACAACCTCGTCTTCACGGCTTCCACCTTCTTCTTTGAACGTAATTCATCCTTCATTGTAGTCACCCACAACGAGAACGGACTGATGCCCTCGCGAGCATTACGTTCCACAGTCTCCAAACGCTGAACGAATGTTTGTCCATACAGCGGCACAACGTGCGTTTTCGCCTTTTGAGAAAAGCAGTAGCTCACTACCTGCACTTGCCCAAAAGCGTCGATCTCTTGCTCTTCCGGATCGAAAAACTCACGCTTACCACCTTTGAAACCTAACATCGTCCAGTATCCACTACTCGTCCCCATACACACCGGCTTCATCGGCAGGATTCCATTAATTGCTTCGTGGGTACTCCACAACTTTCTGGGCCTGTCCTTCTCAAACTTCGCAACATAGTGGGACACTATGTCATCATGCACAAATGGTGGCACTGCAATAGCTTGCTGGATTGCAAACTTTTGACAGTTACTCCACACAGGGTGCACAATCGCATCCCCCACACGCGCAGCACGCTGCGCTGTGGGCTCAAAATCGCACTCTATCACCGGTGGCAAGACATTCTTACCTCGGTAAGTCAAGCGCCTCAACTTCGTCTCCGACGCCACATTCATCGCCATCTTCATTCCGTTGAACTCACCTCTTCCTAAGTACTCGATACTCGTATCCCAGTACTTATTCACCTGACCAGGCGCAAAGTTTTGAGGAATATCCTCCCGTTGGATTACGGGAACATCAACCTTACACTTTGCCTCGGCATCCCTGATCCCATCAGAACACACGGGTGCAAACCCAAGTGAACCAAACTCTGACATAAACGCATGTATACCAATAATCGGCCTCGGGCTTGAGGACGCATCTAATACATACGGTCTGCCACAATCGCCCATCCGCGTACGCGCTCCAGTTGCCGTCAAAAAGACAGCATTTGGTGCATACGAAGATCCTCGACTTCCGGTAACTCGCACTCCGAAGTCCGTCTCCTTTCCAGGACCATTCGCCCACTTTGAATCAATAATAGTGGCAGCTACTTGCCTATTAAGCAACTCGCTGTTACACTCTTCTCGAATAAAATGACGAATATCTTTCGCTCGCGACACAAACTCGGTACGCAACTTACATAGAACCACGTCGGTTTCCCGACCTCCATACAGCACAGGCTGCACATTCTCTGGCCCCACATAGATTGGTAAATCCTCACTCACTGCCCCATGCTCATCCACATTGCTCAAATACATCACACTACGACCTTCCTTGTTCATAGCACGATGCAAATCATAGAAATGCTTCACCGTAATGAACGTCTTCTGATCCAACATCAACGCCACCACATACGAGTTCCTCGCAGAATCATGCGTTTTTATGTGCACTCTCCTTAGATTATTTCGTATTCTCTCATGTATCTCAGCAGTACTCTGCTGCGGTACATCCTTCACAGCCTTAGTAACAATAGCTTTTGCCAATCGCGATGGAATTCGCGACTGGTACGCGCTTTGTATACTATCAGCTCCATTCATGAACGCTCTCACAATCGGCACTAGAAACCTGTACGCCACAGCCATAACAGCTGAAACAACAGCTCCTCTCTTCAACCACGTCATCAGGCCCTTCCACTTCGTATGCTTCAGATCAGCGACATATGACATTTCTGCCACGTTGTCCATCACATCCGCAACCTCTTTGCTATTCTTCCAATGCTTGGAAAAAATCTTCTTCAACTTCGCATCGTAATCACGTCGGAACTCCGACATATCACAGTACATCTCCCCGTCGGTACACACTAATATAGTTTTCATATAATCTTGTGCAACAGCGGGAGACATCTCCAGCTCACTCTTCACGTCCTTGACGATTTGCCTAAGCACACCGCCCTTCTTCAACAGGTGATCTTGTATCGGCATCTGAATTGCTTCTTCAACTCCTACTCGATTACCACTCGACCCCGGCTCAACTTCCATCTCACCAATCGCCGTTCTATTTCTCAACACATTAAACATTTGGGGAAAGTCACGCAAACTCTTACACTCCGTAAGCAGTTCCAACGATCCCTTATGTTCAATGAATCCGTTCTTCCTCGCATCCAACTCATGCACGGAGGCCCTAACCACTTCACTAAAGCGCAGCGGGTCTCCATGAGTCGATCCTCGTTCCAACGCCACAGGACAAAAGTCCCAGATTTCATCATAAAGCTGTATCAAGTCCACGGGGGACTTACACAACTTCACTCTACTCTGGTACAGTCCATAGTTCAACTTCTTGTTTAACGCAAAAGCAGGTTTTAAAGCCAACTCATACGCAAACGGCAACCTTCGCACAATCGCCTCGCCACACGTCACTTTGTTTAAAGCTTGTTGGATCGACGTAACATTAGATGTCACGACAACAAACTTTATTTTGCTAACACGCCCTTTATCACTCAAATCCGCTTGCTCAATCGGCATTCTCATTGTGTTAATCAGGCGTATCAACATTCCAACTTCCATACCGTCTCTCTCAGCTAGGAACTCATCAACGAGCGCAATTGGCTGACCATTATAGCCATTCCAATGACGCGCGTTCTCACCGATAGGCACAGGATATACATCCTGGTCTATCCGACCACATCCGATCCCCGCTATACTCGCCAACGCAACTGGCAGTATAGTAGCCGCTAACAGTGTTTTACCAATGCCAGCCTTTCCTCCCAGGAAGATCCCTACGGGCTCCTCCTGAAGGACTCGATCCGTCAGCTCACGCTTCAACTTCACATATTGCTTCTGCACTTCAGACAACTTCTGACACACACTTGCAGGCACAATACACTCAGTCACTAAATACCGAAACCGGCGGGCTTCGGTATTCATTCCACACAGAATATCCCACGGCTTATCACCCCATGGCGTCTGCTTCCACGACTTATATAACTTATCAGAGTCAAAACACTGGTTTGCGTTCAACTCGTCATAGATATTAGTCATAGAAACTATCTCAGCCATCTTCGTTCTATTCCACTCCACGTTCAAGGAATCACCACAAAATATATACAATAAAGTATGGTAAATCCTCCGCACAGCCATCACAAGGTAATTCCCGTCCTCGTGACCACACACTCGCCTCATGTATCTATGGTACCCGTCTGGTAACATAAATCCATAGGCCATCAAAGCTGAATTGAGAAAGAAATCCCAACCCCCTTTGACATACTCGAACCAGTAGTCAATACTACCCATCTCTTGCTCCGGATTCCACACGCCTTTATCTCTAAATCGTGCGAACATCTGGGGTTGATCAACCTGACCACGCGCAACTGCCTCTTGCAGTTTCTCTGGCAGCGGCGCGTAGCGGCTAAAAATCCGTGCTATAGATAGCACAGCAATCATCGATGGTACGGTACTCCCCGAAAGGAGCGTCGTAATAGCAGTGATTAAAGGAAAGACATCGTCAAACATCACCTTCAGGAACTCAATCGCCTTCAAAAGCGAATCTTTGATCTTCTTAGGTAGTTCCGTTGCCGCGCTAATGGTGCTCGGCAACGAAAAAACTGCATCACTCAAACCCTTGAATAATGCCATAATGGACATAAGTCCATTCTGAGGAACATCAACTACACGCTTCACTTCACGCTTCTCATTCACCGGCTTTGACCACACCCCCATCTGGGGCATGTCATCGCCCATACTCTCATCCCACTCTTCATGCATTTGCTTTTGATCGTACTCTAGGATTTTCTTATGAACGTTACCCCTCACATGCGCTGGAATGCGCACAAAGGGTGTGACTAATTTGGACCGCGACGCAGGCGTCGCGACCATCTTAGTGCACGGTAACGGAACATAAGCACGAAAGTCGTCTGCCATTGTGACCGCAAAGTAGTAGGTCAAATCGTTCGACAAACTCCCGGTTAGATAGATAGTAGAAGTAATGCGATCTTCAGGAAGATATCCCTTAGGTAACCCCATAGGCCGGAATGGCATACGTTGATAGTAAGGAAAATCGAAGACCACATCAGGAGTCTTTTGTAGATTGAAAGTGACTCCATTATCGAATAGCCCAACATGACTGGTACTCCTGTCATAGTGGGCTCCGTCAACGAAACCGTCAGATACATGATGGGTATCAAGTATCCCGTGGATTTTGAGTCTGTTTAACCGATTGTTATCGGTGTACACATGAACTCGCATTCCACCCGTCCAATACGTCCACAGATTAGATATCGCACACAGAGTTTGATTCCCGAAGGCTTTCAAATCTGTACCAGATTGCATTCTAATCACCGAAGGAAACGCTTCACTCGACTGCCATATCTGCATCACACCGTTGTGACTCGCAGGTACTCTCCCAGAACTCAAGAACCTATGACGGGCCAACATTTGTTTCACATGTGTTGGCCCAGCATAGTAGGCTTTTCCAACGTCACCCCCAAGTGGATCTGCACCCACATGAGTATCAGCACTCGTCTCTGTCGCACCCATCTGAGGAACATCACGCGTGGTCGCAGGGGGCGGCCACATAGAACAATCGTCTGGCGGTAAGATAGGTAAGACCGCAGACACATAACTCTCATTATAACTCTGGTAAGGCATTCCGAAAACGAAATCCTCACCCGCCCACACGTTGATAATTACATTCACAACCGATGACACCGTAGGAGGCGCTATCAGCGGATTCTGAACATAAATAGCAACAAAACCGTTCGACCCTTCCACGGTCGCAACATCGTTCACACCACGAACAGGCTTGAAATCTCGGTCCCCCACATAGGGACACGTAATGGATAGTTTGTTAGATTCTTGCCCAATCGTCAACGTCGCACACGTCAATCCGAAAGCATCGGCCGGAGTGGCCGGTACTCCATCAGGACTCCACACCATAATGACTTGCCCGTTATGCGGACCAGACACTATGAACTCAGCTTCTAGAATGATCGAACCTCTATACCCATAATACATACCAGCGATGTACCCCAAACCAGTTGGGGCTACCTCGTTGCCATATGTAATCTGGGGCGTCGTCGCACAGACGTGCGACGACCACAGCAGCTTACTCGACGTGTCGCTAGACGACCACGTAAAGTCAGCTGCCCTACTCGGCATCCTCGCAATCTCCATCAGATCGTTACTGTCTACAAAATCAGAGAACTGGGCGTCCTCCGCTTCAACGTAGTCAGCAACTTTCCATCTCACGTCATGTCCCTTGGTGGGACAATCGATCGGCGCATCCGATCCAGGCAATGAAACAGGTGCCAATGGGTTGTCAAACAACCCAGTGACAGAGCCAACGGCTTTGGCAAAGCCGCCGACAACAGGCATATTAGAAAGGAAACCACCAATACCACTAATCACACTTCGGAGGGCCGAAGCATGTTTAGCAGCACCAGCAGCAGCAGCACTCCCAACGGAACTCACAGTACTCAACAAGCCAGCTTGCGGAATATCATGAATTGGTGTCTTGACAGCCAGCACGGGTTCAATTGCTTTCACCCATACAGACAAATCAACGGTGGTCGGACCACCAGCTCCAGTATTCAACGGACTCCAACACATGAAGTACACCTTCGCAACCATGTCCATGGTATCAGTTCTCACGAACCTTCTCCACGACATCCACGGCACTCGCAATCTCATAGTATGATCGTAACCAGCTCTCAAGAACGCACAAGGTAAACGACGTATAGTCGGATACATGAACGCTCTATTAGCAAAGAAAGGGGCATCAGCATCTGCAGGAACAGCAACCATAGTGGCTACGCCAGCATTGAACATACTTGGATTAGTACGCACAATAACTTCGTAGTCCATTCGCAACAGATGATGATACCTGGCCAAACCATTGGGGGCTCGAGTTCGATTAAAGAATTGTCTAGGTAACTCGATAGACCCAATGATTTGACCAGCAACAGCCGTCGTCGTCCACGCTATATTGTTCTCAACAAGGTACTCACGACACAATATAGAATCAAACGACGCATCACGCACACGCACGCCAGAAGACAGCATGTCAGAATTGGTAGATTTGGACTCAGCAGGAGGATCCTGATCATCGTTCATCACTACTTCATTCGTAACAACTGTATTCACATCACGCGATTCAATCCCAAGACCAGCTTGGGGTAAATCGCTCGCACTCAACACACGCTCGGCTAACACAACGCTCTCACTGTCGTCACGACCTAGGTAGGTCGCAACTGTCTTCACGATCTCGAACATCTCACGTCGCGGAACACCGGTTTTAACACCAGCATCACACAACGTCAACAACGTCTCTTCAACACCTTCATTACGCTCACGCAGCCATAAATGGCCCATGTGAGTGTTCCAGCACTTCAACGGACTCGCAAACTCTTTGCACTCCAGGAGGGAGCACAACGCAACACACATGTTCATCGGGGGATGAACACCAGCTTCTTCACACACTTCATGCGAACAGTACGCTCCACAATCACATCTAGGACCATGTGACTCGTGAGCATAATGCTCATACTGATGGTTCCCACAGTTGTGGGAACTACAGTACGCTTCAACAGGCGCTTCAACATCACCGTGACACTTCCTTTGAATGCATCGCTCCCAATCATGGGAACAATGACAATCATCGTAGTAACACGGACCTCGGAACTTCACAGACGCAGCACAATCGTTAAACATCACCCAACGCGGGTAGTGATAAGGGCAAGAAATGCTCTCAGCAGTACCAGCATTGTCAGTTAAACGAAGGCTTCCAGTATAGAACAGCTTCACAGACTCTTCACGTATTCTCAGCAAACAGGAATAGCACAAATTCAATTCATTAGAAATTAACGCGTGTTCAAGATTCTCCTCAGTACGAGGTCGTCTCTTAACGCAATTGAACTTATGCTCTTTGCAGAAAACACCATTCAGCACTTCATACTTCTTACACCAACGCAGATCCAGGATGGATCTCGCTTCATCACAGCACACGTCACACATGCCTCGATCCAGCGGCTCACGCCACGAAAACTTCAGCATCTCAGGCTTCACACGTTCACACAACGCATCCATCACTTCACTCAGCATTTGACCGGTTCCCAATTGACAATCGGGAAAACGGTTAGCAGCTAACATCTCACTCGCACACTTCAGGTACATCAGACAGGTAGGAAAGAATTCTTTTGGGGTACAAACTTTCAAAGCGTTGTAACAACGCCTCTCAATTTCAGTAGTCTCAAAAGGATTCATCAGATCGGTAGGAAAAACAGCAGGAAACAGCAGATTATTAATATTCAAATGTATCAGTAGGTCATTGATAGGTTCGTCAGGTTGTTTATGGGCACGTACAAAAAGTAGGTGCCGAAACATAACGAACTTATCTCTCAACATAACATCTAAATCTCTAGCAGCAGGATCATCACGACAACGATCACATCCGTCATCCGACCCTAGGGGTCGGCGAACGGGTGCAACACAGGTATTACAATGGAATTCGGTAACAACAGAACACAACGCATCACAGTCACAGTCCGGGTCGTCAGTCAAAGGTTTGACTGATTTACATCCTTGGCACATATAGAATAAGTTTGATTTGTTAGAATTGTTCATCATTATAGTTTGCGCTCGATCTACTCAGTCCATACCCGAAGCAGGACCGCTCAATCGAGCAGGAAATGGCCATTTTTATCCACGCCGGCGCCAGCGCTATTAAATTACTACATTACGTCATCGAATTATATAGACTATTAAATTAGTACACACCTCGCCAATAATGCGATTTCTATGTATATAACGGGAATTTTACTGCGGTGCATCCGCTTTGCAGTAAAGGTTAAGTTAAAATACAAACGCTCTTATTAGGGCTCTGACTAAAATTCACTATATAAACGACATTTTGGGACTCGTCTCCCAAATGACTAGATAAGGCAAAGAAAATAAAGAAATAGTTCCAAGAGAGGAACTATAAGATTAAGAAAAAGAAATTTAATAATTAAAATTTAACCCACGTTGCAGTAATAAATTAATACAACATGGGGGGTGATTTGATCCGGCTATGAGCCGCCCTCAAATCTAAGGGATAAACAGAAGTACATGCACAAATGTGCA